TGCTGCGACAAATCCATCGCGAGTGTAAAGGCGTCCAAAAATTCCGGGTTGGCATCAGCCCAATTGTCGATGGTGCCGCGCGCAACGCCGATCTCTGCGGCCATCCATGCCTTGGACTTGCCGAGCTTGCCCCATTCGATAACCTGATCGCAATAGTCCGGATTATAGGACGTAGGACGACCGGCACCCATCAGTCATTCACCCTCAATATACCGGACCACGAAGCGGTCACGTCAGTGTTCGTCGCACTAACATATGTGCAGCGCAAAATGAAGTCCGCTCTTTCGGGGATCGGAATGGATGGGACCAGCAAGCGCGAAAACGGGTTCCCGTCGATGCTGACCTCATTGCTCAATGTGTAGGCTGCACCATATTGGCGAACGTAGCTGACCAGCGAGGCATCTCGTGCCGTTGACGGGCGGTTGATGCTCATCGTATATGCAGTGAGCAGCAGCGTCTTGCCGAGCGGGACAGTGTAATTGCTCGACCGGGTGGAGCCGTAGCCGACTGGCATATGGCCTATCGTCGCGCCTGCCGGGGCGCGCACGATCACTGTCCCGACATTCGTCCCCGAAGTGCCTGCGGTCAGGGCAACCACGCGATTGACGCGAAGGAGCGGTGTGACCAGCGAGACAGGCGTTGTACCATTGAGGGTGATGGTGATGCTTGTCTCGACATAGGAGGCGTTCAGGCCGTCGATGCGAATAGTCCTCGCGCCTACGCCTGCCCCTGTGTCGCTGGCGCTGTCGGACACGGCCTCAAGCACCGTTGCGGCGGCCAGCCATGTGTATAGCCCGCCGCCCGACCAGACGTCCTCGGGGAGGTCAACCGTGTGGATGTCTCCGTTGTTGCCGAAACCGAAGGCGAAGGACGCGCCCTGGATGATCCCGGCCCCGACCGCCGAATAATAATCAACCGTTCTCAGGGAGCCGGAGCCATCGACGCGGAGGCGGGTGGGCTGCGATGCGGGTATCGGCTGCGCGCCCCTATCATTGATAGCTATACCCATGCCGCGAGATTATCGCGTTTCGGGCGGGGTGGCAAGGCCCTCAAGATGCTCGCCCCGTTCGATGGCGTCGGCGAGCGCCCCGGCCGTAGACCGCGCCACCTCCGCGATCACATTTTCAAAGTGGTTAGCGGCATCGGACTGATGCATTGCTCGCCCCCGCAACCAAGCCACCACCCGCGCACGCTCGACCAACTCTGCCGGGGGATCGAACTGATCGAGGTACTCGGCGAGGGGTATGTTTGTGGGGGTCATGGCTTGTACTCCCGAACCCTGGAATTCTTGAACCGGCGGGCTGGATGAAATTCGCATCCCGCTAGCGAAAACTTATCCCACATCGGCGAATGCGCGGGCCAATTGGCATAGTATTTATAGCTCCTGCTCCAGCCTTTGGGCCTGCGCTCCTGCGCCATGTTCAGGAACCATTCCGCCGATGCTCGATTAGCGCCTACCTTGCGGCTCATCCCACGATCCTCCCCGTGTCGATCAGCCAGTCGAACGCCAACTTCGTTGCGTGGTGGATCGTGTTGCGCTCGTCATACGACACGTCACCGCGATCCTTGGCCCACTCCTCCACCAGCACCTTCGCAGGGTCGGGCTTGGGGAGGAGGGCTTCGAGGGCGCTGCCGGCGTTCCATAGCGTTGACGCGTTCGCTACAACCCCAAGGCACGCCCGCACCGTGTCAGGGCAAAGGGGCTTGGCGGGGGTGGCAGCCGTGGCATAGTACGGGTGGTCGGCGGGCAGGCGGATGGTGCCGACAGTTCTCCAATCGACGCCGCGTGCCGGCAAAGTCCAATCAATAGCAATGCCCTTATCCCTCCCGGACACGCGTTGACTATCCTCAGCCAACCACTCCGGCCTCTTGCCGTCCACGGCGATCGGCTCGCCCCATTCTATGTTGGTCATGGCTTCGTCCTCTCGTCCGGCTTCCAGTCTTCGGGGGTGGTGCTCATGCCCGGTCCTCCTGATGGGGGTTGGTGGAGTGATACATTTGGGCCTCGCCGTAAACATCAAGCGCCCATACTACACGATCCTCAAGGACCAAAACCTCATCGCGCAGCAACTCCATCAGGAACGACACCGGCCCGCTAACCGCCGTCTCCCCCGACCGATACCGCCGGACGCTTCGGGCGTCCTCCAGCCGAAGGAAGCGGGCAAGCTGGGCGCTGGTCATGCCGGACGCCTCGTGGATGGCGCGGAAGGTGGTGGGGGTCATTCCTCACAACCCTTCGGGGCAATCACGCGCGGCCCCCATTCGAAACTAGAAACATCCTCTGAGCGATTCTGGCCTGGCACAAAAACCCTGAGATTAAAACCCGTCCCGCCGTTGTCGAACGTCTGAACCACTTCCCATCGTCCAGAAAGATTATCCGCATTGGCTGCGTCGCATGTATCGATTTGCTTGGCCCAATAATGGCCTTCCGTGTGCGGTAAAGTCATGCCTCATCACTCCAATGGGCTTTACGGCTTGCGATATGCGATCCATACGACAGGTTCATACGCTCGGCAGCACGGCTGGCAGCCACACCAGTTTTATATTCAGTCGTCTTGCCGGCGATGCGGTTGGTTACCGTGTAATGCGTGATAGTCGCGTTCATCTGATTTCTCCCTTGGGACACTGCCCCGTTCGATACGTATGGACGATGTGTCCGCGCAGGTCAATAGGTGATTGCAATTTATTGTGGTGGGTCGCCGCATTCACTCCCCAGGCATCAACGGCACATACAGCCCCAACTGGATCGCGAGAGCCATGGGCATCCAATTAATAAATCCCCCGCACGCCACGCAGTCGATGCGCTTGGCATGAGGCCCCGCGCCGTCCCTGACCATGCCATCCACGCCGCCGCACTTCCGACAAGGGGTCAGGCATTTTTCCGAATTATCCAGTTCCAGTTTCACCGTGCTGCTCCCTTTTCACAATATCCTGATTACCGAAACTCTACTACGCAGAACCCTTTGAAATCATTCATAATAGTCATAATATCTGTTTAGTTAGAGTTTAATAACTCTTATTGGGTACTAAAACCCCCTATAAAGGTATCCTTCTAATGAGTGTATCTAGATGGATATATATATGTCTCTAGGGCTACTATTGTGATATTATGATATTATGAACATTTTCAATGACTTACGCCGATATTGAGCTACTACGCTGTACTATTCAGCCCCCGTTTGCCCTCGAATAATGCCGAACAGGCTTCCCATTTCCTCCATGGCGCCCCTCTGTGAGCAAAAGCAGACCTGCCAAAACCATCTTCACCGGGTCTTTCGCCTTTGGGTCGTCGTCCTCGATCCAGAGCTTCTGGAACACCTTCTGATTGGCGAATTGTTCGGGCTTGAGTACGACCCAACGAATCTGCACATATTCGTTATTGGTGAAGTCCTTTTCCCATTTCGCCTCATCCGGCATCGCGAGGACCGCCGAACCATCGGGAATGATGAAGTTGCCGCCTGCAACCTCATATTCTGTGCCGGTGTCGATTGCGGACGAGCCGTCCGATATATCCCAATAGCTCATTTCATGCCTCCATTGCGTCGGCGGGGTCCGCCTGTTCTTCTTCGGTTTCGGGATTGGGTGCCGGAGCCGGCGCGGCTTTGCGAGCGCGTTTTGCCGTGGGATTCCGCTCGCCCATCCACGGGCCAAGCGGGTTGACGCCATGCGTGACCATGAGGTCATCGGTGATGCCGAGCCGGTTCTTGCTGACGTTCGCGGGCGTCAGATAAGTGACCAGTACCCGCTCGCCGGTCGTGATGGCTTTCTTGGGGCCATCTTCTTCGCCGCGCAGGATCGTCTCCTGCTTGATGAAGCCCACGACATCTACGCTATCGACATAGGGGGCCATGGACTTGTCGTGGAGCCGAAGCGTGTAGGACGAATAGCCGTCCGAGTCCGGCGGTTCGATCCGCACAATGTCGCTGTGCGCGAGAAAAATGACATTCATCCCCCGCCGCGCGCGCATCAGTTCCGCCGCCTTGCGGACCCTCATGTGCATTGCCGATACAGCGTCCCGGCCAGCGCCATAGCCGCCGAGTGCCTTCTGGATGGCCTTGGCTTTGTCGCGGGACAGAATATCCCCGATAAACAGAGATTCCAGGCCGGTCACGCTGTCGATAATCAGGGTTTCATAGGGATGGTCGTCGGCCACCAGCGCCTTCAACTGGTCCCACAGTTTTTCCACCGTGTCCGTCTCCCCCAATTCGGGGGGCTTGCTCCCATCCGCCAGATCGCGAGGCACGGCCTCCCCCTGTGTTCGGATCAGAAAAGGCTTGGGGAAGGTTGTCGCGAGACTTGTTTTGCCGGACCCAGGGGGGCCTAAAACAGTCACGATCAGGGATTCAGGCACGGCAGGGGCCGCGCCTTGCAGGATACTCATATAACAATCTCCTCTTTCTCTCTGCCCGTTGACAATGGAGGGTTGTGCGGGCACCTGTCAAGCAGGCTTTTCAAGGAGGGTTTAAAAAATGATGAAACAGGAGGCGATCGACGCCTTCGGGAGCATCCGCAAACTTGCGGAAGCGATCGACGTGACGGAACAAGCCGTGCATCAATGGGGAGAAAATGTGCCCGAATTAAGGGGCTATCAAATCCGCGTGATATTGGCGGAACGGGCTATCGAGGAGCGCGGGGCATGACCGTCACAGCAATTCGCCCCGCTGTCGGCACAATGATGCACCGCGACTTCATAGAGGCGGGATATCGCATATTCCCGATTTATCGGTTCAACAGGAAAGGGAAATGTGAATGCGGCCAGCCGGATTGCCCCGCCCCCGGGAAACATCCGCGCGCCGCTAACTGGCAATTCACGCCCGAATGGGATGACGAGCAGGTCGACGCCATGGAGGAAGCGGGCCACCTCGATACCGGCTATGGCGTTTTGTGTCGCGGCCTGCTGGTGGTCGATGTTGACGCACGCAATGGTGGCGTCGAAAGTTATTCCCGATTGCTGGAGGCGGTTCCGGAAGTTGCGGGCGCAGGGTTGGCTGTCTCGACAGGTTCAGGTGGCGGGTCGCAGCATTTGTATTTTGCAGCCCCCGCTGATGTCGCAATGGTGTCTCATCTGCCCGATTATCCCGGCATAGACTTCAAGTCGTCCGGATACGTCGTGGGTCCGGGTTCGGCGCATGTCTCAGGGGGCATCTACAGCGCCTCAGGAGCGCCATTCGACATAGACCCGGCGCCATACGCCCTTATAGAGCTTCTTCGCCGTCCAGAGCGCCACAGATCGACGTTTGACGGGCACGCGGTTGACGTGTCCCATGGCGACATTGCCGAAATGCTGGGCGCGGTATCCAATGACGATTTACCCTATGACACCTGGGTCATGATCGGCATGGCTGTCCACCACGCCACCAACGGGACAGGATACGATCTCTGGGCGGACTGGTCGGCGACCAGCGGAAAGCACGACCCGAAGCGCATGGACCAGAAATGGCACAGCTTCGGTCGGTGCGCCAACCCCGTGACCTTGGGGTCTCTGGTGCACCATGCCGAACAAGGCGGATGGATCATGCCTGTCACCTTCACCCCCGGCGCTGCCGAGTTGTTCAACGAGGAACCTACGCAGGCGACGGACGGTCTGCCTTTCTCATTGGATGGAGTCGATCTCACCAGCCCCCCGGGCTTCGTTGGCGATGTCGCGCGCTGGATTGAAAATCAGTCTTTTCG